GACCTGCGCAATACGAGCGGGTATAACCAGGATGGCCTAACCATGGCTTCAGGATGCATTATTGATACTTGTCCCGTATGCGATGAGATTGTTTGGGAGGACGAATGGAGGGTCTTTGATAATGTTATCATGCATCCAAGATGCGTCCCGGAATATACCAAAAGAAAGCATGGCATGAATGAGGAACAATTCCTAAGACTATGCGGAGCTCAAGATCTTAGGCAAGCGATATTAGATATCCAGAAAACGTACAGGGACTCCATGGATTTCTTTAAAAAGAGACTCCAGGACCTTGAGGAGCGGCTTGTAATGATTGAAAAAATCAAAAGGGTGGATGGTGTATGAAAGCGTTAATTGTGCTTAATGGAAAATATTATGCCGGTGAAAACGAGAAGGAAAATAAGCTTGTTTTTGAGCCCGAGAGATCTAAGGCCGTGCCGGTGGACGAAGAGCGACTAAAATTTATCGTCAACGCTATATCCGGATGGGTTATGGATGACGAAATTCAGCTTGGAAGGCTTGAAATACTTAGGGAAAAGAGGAGAGATAAGCCTAATGTGTGAATGTCGAAAATGCAAAGGTAAAACTAAAACTTGTCAGTGCAAAGATTGCCAAGAAAAGGACAAGTGCGGTTATGCTCGCATCGATGATTGCCGATGGGAGCGGATCGGAGGGAAGAATGGCGGCTAAAGAAAAACCTGCTCCCTATGCCAATACTTCAGTTCACTACGCCAAAACCCAAGGCGAGATCATTGAGCTCTTCGACAAGTATGGGATACTGGATATTCGATTCACGAGTCTTGGTAGCTCAGGTCAGCTAATTTTCGAGTTTACCAACATGGTTGAAATGCAGAAACAAATGGTTCCGGCCAGTGTTCGGATCGTCATCCCTAACATCACCGAAAAGAATCGGAATCAGCTTCACAGAGCCTTGTTTTACTACCTTAAGTCGAAGATGGAAGCACTCAGCTTTGAGTTTGTGGAATTCGTAAAGGAGTTCTTTCCATACTTGGTGACTAGAGATGATGCCGGTCGGACAACCACGATTTACGATTACCTAGGGCCACAATATAAATTAGCATTGGCTGGTGGACAGAATCACGTACTGAATCTATTACCAGAGGGGATGAAAGATGCAAAAGTGCAACGGTAAATTCTGCTCCGATTATAGCGTTAAGGATACTCAGGAATGTATAAGCAACAAAAAAAGACTTCGTCCAACTTGGAGCGGAGCTTGCTTTTGGCAAAGTGTTGGAGCGGGTTGTCCGGAATGCGGAGGAAAGACAGTCAGGGCGAGCGGCTGTCAGCATTGTTTGGATTGTGGGGCAAGTAGCTGTGGGTAGATCTGTTAACTAAATGTGGACAAAGCGAGGTGAGTAAATAATGGCAAGCCTCGAAAGTCTACTAAAACATGCTTATAGAAAGGTTGACGAACGGGATGGTGGAGTTTGCCTCCATCCCGGATGCGGAAGCAGCTATAACACAGATCATCACCATTGCGAACCGAGATCACAAGCAAGAGACCGTGTGGCCTGTGTTGAGAATATAGTCACATTATGCGAAGGGCCTCACGAGTCTACTTACTGGAGAGAATATTGGCAACAGTGGCAGAGGAGAATGTATCCCTATTACATGTCCAAAAGAGAGCAAAGCGAGATGGAGCGGCTGAGATTAAAACGCTTTACGGATCCTAAGGTACGAGAAAGGCTCGAAGAGTTAGAGGAGAAGTGGGGGATCTGGGAAGAGCGGAGAATAAAGGTTTAGTGCATCTTGGACATAAAAAAGGAGTTGAGCGATACTGTTTGATACGATCGAACGAATTATTATATTGCTTGATGGGGGTAAGGGTTTAAAATCCCAATGTGATTATCATCAAAAGAGGGAGGGCCGGAGGAAGTTGGAGTGGTTGGGTCCTAGTGTCGTGGCGTTGGATGAGGATAATGGCGCGGACAACCTGTTAATTTAATGTGGATAAGGAGGTAAGGGGCTTGGATACACCTGAAGTCGAAACTGAGGAAAAGAAAAAACGTGTAAAGCCGTTGTGGTACCGACAAACGATCCGTCGGTTTACGACATACACGCAGGATAAACTTCGTCTACAAATACTTATTGCTCAGCTTGAGAACGAATTCCCTAGTAATACGGCTCAGATTAGCCTAAGCCCTGGACGCTCCATTGGGAGATCAAGCGATCAAACAGGAGGTTGTGGGGGCAAACGTTTGGAACTTGAGATTGACATTAGGGATCTAGGTTTAAAAATCCGTGAGGTTGATATGATTCTAAGGTCCCTGGGATCCACGGAAAGGAAGTTGATCGAGCTTAAATATCTCCAGAGGTTTAACAAGGATTTTTGGATAGCAGGGGAAATTAAGATGGCCGTGAGGTCGTACTATAGGATGAAGGATGAGCTGATTGTGATGGCGGCGGAGTTGTTTGGGTATGTGAAGAGGGATCAGATTAGTTTTGAGGAGTTGGGGTGGTAATTCTAAAAGAATCAAGTGGATAATACAGGAAAAATGGATTTTCTGTCGAAGGGTTAATGGGTTAGTTATATAGAAAACTGTGAGTGATGTTACTGTCCACGCACCTAGGATAACGAACAGGAAGTTGGAAATATATATCCCTAGTAAATTGGCGTGAGCGAGAGGAAAACGGGCTTTGGCCTTTCGAACAAAAACATCCTCAGGAGGAAAGAAAATGAAAAGTTATAAAGAGGTAATCGCTGAATATTCTAGTCTATTATCACTATATGAAACATTCACTTTAAAAATTAAGAATCTTGTAGTAGATTTGATGAAAGCTAAAAAAATCAAAGTAAATGTTATACAATCCAGAACGAAAGATGTTGAAAGTTTTTCAAATAAAATTAAACGGAAATCTAGAAAATACATTGATCCGTTGAATGAGATAACAGATATTTGCGGAATAAGAATAATCGTAAATTATCAAGATGAAGTTGACGAGATATTTAATATGATTAAAGAAGAGTTCGAAGTAGATGAAGTGAATTCCATCGACAAAGGATCTTTATTAAATCCGAATGAATTTGGATATAGGTCCGTTCACTATGTTGCTTCATTAGCTAGCGAGAGAAAGGAACTTACCGAATGGAAGGCGTTTAGCAACTTTAAGGTTGAAATACAAATTAGAACTATATTACAGCATTCGTGGGCATTGATATCACATTCGCTTCAATATAAGCGAGAAAATGATGTTCCTCAAGAGTTAAAACGTAAATTATTCAGATTAGCAAGCTTAGTAGAACTAGCAGATGATGAGTTTATGTCGTTAAGGAACGAACATGTACAGTTAGAGAAGTCAATCGGAGAAAAGACCACGGAGAATATAATGTTATTGGATCTCAATGTTATTACAGTTAAAAAATATTTTGAAGAAAACGAGCTGATTAATAAACTTTACCTAATTGCTGAGTTGGTAGGGTTTAATATGCTTGGCGAAGAAGATGAAGATGAATATAATGAGGCATTATCTGATTTACTAAGGCATTGTGAAGCAACAAATATTATAACAATTAGTGATTTAAATGACTTTATTAGAAAATGGCTGCATAATGCGGAAGAGTGCCTAAGTATTATAAAAAGTAGTGTTAAAGGCACATGGGAAGCGAGTGTGCCTTTTGTATTAACCTTATTAATTGTAGCTGAATTCGTTGATGATCCCGATATATTTAAATTGGTTAATGAAGGTTGGCATGCTAATATTGGATGTAAGGTTATTGATTCGGTTCAAAGGTATAACGACGTAAAAAAAGCCTCTGAGGTTGCAGTTGGTACATCAGAAGGAACAAGAGTAATTGGACTAAGTTCAAAAATATAAATTATTAGTGTTTCGGTTACCACGATATACGAAGTGAATTTGCCGTACTGAAAATTATGGGAGAATAGAAACGTCACAGGAAATTGTAGACAACTTACTAATCTTTGGATCAGACGAATAAACTTTTGGCAGTAAATTGGCATTAAGTTGACAGAGTTTCACCTGAAATCCATGATATTATGATATAAAGAGAGCTGTCCGAAAGGGCGGCTTTATGGTTCCAATTGAAAATAAAGGGAATTAATAAGCGATTGTAGAATATACGATTTACTATAGAATACGCTTAAGGGAGAAATTGCTGTGAGTGAACGTTTTGGTATGCTTATGGATATGGAAAAGTTAATAAATATATTCAGGAAAAAGTGGTGGATCTTTATTGCAAAGGTATCTTGGATTAGCCTTGTATGTCTTTTTATTGCAAGCTTTATCTATAAGCAAGAGATTGTATTGCAAACAATGAATTCATGGATTAGTTTGATATTAGGACTCATTGCCGTTGTGTTAAGTGTTATAGCTATGGTATTAAGTTTTTACAATACTGAAAGAACTAATGAAATAAGTCAGCAAAGTCTTAAGGCGAGCATGGAATTAAATTTATTAATCGAAACAAAGTTGGAAAGACTAATTTCGAAAACGGAAGAAGTTGGGAACAATGTTTCGGCTTTAAAAGATAATTTTGGAAATACTTTAAATGCGAATTATAGTCAGATAAATAGAGTATATAAAGGTAAATCCTATTCTGACCAAGAATTGGATTTAGATTTTGAAAATCTTTTTGATGATGATAAATAAATCAAGATCAAATTTTGGTTATATACATAAAGGGGCGAAATAGTTTGGAAACAAATGTGAATGTATGTATCGTTACAGCTCAAAAATTTGACGAACTTAACCGTTCGATAATCAATATGTTCGATACACTAAAAGTCGATTCAGAAGACAAAGCTACTTTTAATGTATTAATCAACTATAGTGTAATAGCTGGAAAAGATAAAAAAAGGGTAAGCCTTATGCTTCACTTGATTCTAAGGCAAATAGCAGATGAAAATGGTAATAAAATCAAAAAGAAACTGATGAAATTTCTTGGTACATTTCCGATAGAAGGACCAGGAAGAGCGTTCAATGGTATTCATTCAATCATGTTCGAAGAACTCAGATTTCCGCATAAAGGAATTTATGAATTTAGTGCGTTTATCCAAGAGAATGAACCGACTATAGAAGAATTTAATACTGATGAATATGGTATTTGTAATCATGAGGGAGTGGATATAGCGGAATCAATTAAAATAACAACGGAGGAAGTAGTTAAGGCTATAGAAGAAAAAAAATCCAAACTAATTTCTTTAAGTCGAATTAAAATTATTTAGTAACCATGATAATTTTAGGTCAATTATAATTAGGTCGTTGAGACTTTTTTGGAGCCCAATTGTGGCTCTTTTCTTTTGCGCAAAAGGAGGGGGAATATGGCTAAGAAGAATGCTAAGAAAGAACCGGTTAAACCTCCACCGAAGATTAAGTACGAGGATACCGGAAAGTTTAAGGCGCTTGATCGTATGATGAGGGAGAATCGGGGAACAAGGTTTGAATAGGCACACCTATCTGAGAGCTCTGCATATGATAGAAAACACGAAAGATAAATGAATTATTAGATAATAATAACTCTAGAAATATTATACTTTCTATTTTTTAGAGAGGGACTAGGAGGAGATAGTAATGGATCAATACCCAAGGTGTAAACATTATGACGCAAAGAACCCACAAGGAAAAGAGAGTTGCCAAAATTGTTTAGGGTGGCTAAGTATCCTCTGTGATGATTACCTGGTGGCGTCGAAGGAATATGAGACTAAGTTGAAGATGAGTGAGTTGGATCGAATACGGAGTAATAACAAAGGCGTTGGCCCATGCCGCTCAGACCCTTGCGGCCATGTAAACGAGTAGGCTGTCCTCGGTTAACCAGAGACGTTAATGGATACTGAATTGTCATATGATCAACTCGGAGTATATGAGCATCGGATAGAGATAACGCCTCACTAGAAAAAGTAGGTTCTTCCAGAGATCTTGACCTAATGCGGGTCTAGCGATGCCCGAGATTTATCTAGTCACAGAAAACTTTAACCCTGTTACCGTTTCCGAAAATTTAAAACCTAAAAGGAGGTACTTGCCCTTGTCGGAAGTTAAGAAATCAACAGTTGGAACATCTGAATTAGCGTTAGTCTTAGGATTGACAGATTCCCGAATTAGACAACTGGAACGCAGTGGTATTATTACTAAAATCGGACGCGGACGCTACGAATTGGCAAGTGCTGTCCAAGGGTATTGCTCATATTTAAAAGAGGCCGCAACCCAAACAGAAGGTCTATCTGAAAAAGATTTATTGGACCGTACTCGTCGTAAAAAGATCGAGCTTGAAATACAAATTATGCAAGGAGAACTCCATCGGGCCGAAGATGTAAGGCGTGTTATGAATGATATGCTAGGATCATTTAGAGCGCGATGCTTATCGATACCTCACAAATTAGCACCTCAACTTGTAGCTCAAACCGATTTACCGATTATCCAGGCAGCGATTAAGAAAGATATCTACGAAGCACTAACTGAGCTCTCGGATTATGATCCGAGGGTTTTTTATTCACAATCTAAGGACAAGTTGGTGCTCGGTGACGGCGGCGAAGTCGGGCAAAAGGAAAAGGGAAAACGCCGTGACAGCAAGGGAACATGATACAGAGTCTCTCTTTAGAGAATTTTCAAGAGTAGTAGCGCCGCCACCAGATTTAACAGTTAGTGAATGGGCAGACCTTTACAGAAAGCTTTCTACGGAATCTTCGGCAGAGCCAGGACAGTGGAGAACAGAGAGGGCACCGTATCAGCGTGAAATTATGAATGCTATTAGTGACCCGGAAATTCAAATTGTTGTTGTTATGACATCGTCTCAAATAGGGAAAACGGAATTCGTTCTAAATGTGTTGGGTTACCACGTTCACTTAGATCCGGCACCTATCATGGTAATTCAGCCTACAAAGGAGCTTGCCCAAGCGTTCTCCAAAGACCGTCTTGCTCCAATGATTAGAGATACTCCAGTGATCCAAGACAAGGTGGCAGACGCTAAAAGTAGAGATAGTGGCAATACAATGCTGCACAAAACATTCCCAGGCGGACATATCACCTTGGTTGGGGCCAATGCTCCCAGTGGGTTAGCATCGCGACCTATTCGAATACTGCTGGCCGACGAAGTAGACCGTTATCCAGCCTCAGCAGGTTCTGAAGGTGATCCCTTGACATTAGCCAGAAAAAGGACAAATACTTTCTGGAATAGAAAAATTGTCTACGTCAGCACACCAGGTATAAAGGGAGTTAGCCGAATTGAAGCAGAGTACGATAATAGCACCATGGAGCAGTGGCATCTTCCTTGCCCTAGTTGTGGTCATCATCAACCACTGGCATGGGGACAAATTGTTTTCGATAGTCTGTCAATGGTCTGTAACTCCTGCGGATGTATTCATAATGAGTTCGAATGGAAATCTGGCATAGGGAAATGGATCGCAAGAAATCCGGGAGCGAAGTCAAGAGGATTTCACCTCAATGAGCTTGCTAGTCCATGGAAACGATGGGAAGAGATCATTGATGATTTTAAAAAGGCTGAAAAAGAAGCGAAAAAGGGAAATATTGAGCTGCTTAAATCATGGGTAAACACTTCACTCGGTGAGACATGGGAGGAAAAAGGCGAAGGTGTTGAATCAGATGAGTTAGTCAAGCGCCGAGAACGTTATGATTGCGAGGTTCCTAGCGATGCATTAGTGCTAACCTGTGGGGTTGACGTGCAGGATAACAGACTTGAATATGAGATTGTGGGTTGGGGGCTAGAATCTGAATCATGGGGTATTCAATACGGCGTAATCATGGGAGATCCAGGGCAGCTGACTAAGGTCACTAGTAAGGATGGGGTCGAAATCCAGTCAGTATGGGAGTTGTTAGATGATGTTCTTACTAAATCGTATACCCGCAAGGATGGTAAGGTACTGCAAATAATGACGACCTGCGTAGACACTGGAGGGCATCATACTAAAACGGCTTACAAGTTTTGTAAACCAAGAGAGATTCGAAGGGTGTGGGCCATTAAGGGGAGCAGTGTGAGTGGAGCAGCATTCATTAATCGTCCAAAAAAGCGTAACAATGCCGGAGTATGGTTGTTTAGCATCGGAGTCGATGCTGGCAAGGATACTCTTACATCAAATTTAAAGATTCAGTTTGAAGGACCTGGATATTGTCATTTTCCGATTGACACGGAAAAGGGGTACGACCAGGCCTATTTTGATGGACTTACATCTGAGCACCGTGTAACACGATGGGTCAAAGGTCAAGCAAAAATCAGCTGGGAAAAACGCACCTCTGGGGCGCGAAACGAGCCGTTTGACCTTAGAAACTACGCTACAGCAGCCTTTGAGATCTTAAACCCACCATTGGAAAAGATTAAAAAGTTACAAGAAGTAGAGAAAAAGGAGCCCAAAGAGATAAAGGTAGAGACGAAACCAACCAGAAAACGTGCTGGTCTAGTCAATAAGGGGGTTCAAATTTGAGCAGATTAACAGATTTACAGGCCCGATTATCACAATACACAACCTGCGAGAAGGCCATTTTAGATGGCGCGCAAGACTATTCCATTGGTTCTCGTCGCCTAACAAGGGCAAATCTCAAGGATATATCCGATATGATCCGCTATTTAGAGCGAGAAATAGCGATAGAGACTTCAAGGCAATCTGGTGGCGGTCGAAACAGGTCTTACGGGATTATTCCCAGAGACTTTTAGGGGGGTAGAGCATGAACATTTTTGACCGAGCAATCGAAGCTGTCGCTCCCGTCACTGCGCTCAAGCGAATGGCCGCTAGAAAAACAATGCAGGTACTCAACTATGGTTACAGCGAAGGCGGTGCATCTGGTCAAAAAAAGTCCATGCGAGGCTGGAGGACCAACGCGACATCGCCCAAGGATGACATTGACTCAAATCTAAACACTCTCACGGCACGATCCAGAGATCTATACATGAACGCTCCCCTTGCAACCGCTGCATTGAAAACAATGAAGACAAACGTTATTGGGCCGGGCTTGAAACTTAAATGTCACATCGATGCCGAACGATTAGGAATAACAGAAGACCAGGCAAGCGCAATGGGCCGAGAAATCGAACGAGAATTTTCTCTTTGGGCAGAAAGTAAACACTGCGACGCTCTAAAGATGAACGACTTCAACGATTTACAGGGGCTGGCTTTCCTTGGGGCCATCATGAACGGTGATGCCTTTGCCATTTTTAAGTACACCAAGCCAACACCTTGGATGCCTTATGGATTAAGACTACATCTAATCGAAGGTGATCGCGTTTCAAGCCCTTACTCATCGATTATGGTGTCAGGAAACGTTGACGCAATAAACCCAGCGAACCAAAACCGAATTATATCGGGAATTGAATTGGATTCAGATGGGGCGGTGGTTGCTTATCACGTTTCCAACCAATATGCGATTTCAACCGGGCTAGATTCAAGCGTACCAAGAGAGTGGAAGAGGATTGAGGCCTTTGGGAGAAATACGGGTCGACCAAACGTCCTGCACCTTATGGAAACTGAACGGGCTGAGCAGCGACGTGGCGTTCCTGTACTTGCTCCAGTCATAGAAACCTTGAAACAGTTGACTAGATACACAGAGGCAGAACTCATGGCATCGGTGGTTGCTGGCATGTTTACGGTTTTTGTAAAAACCACAGGACCATCAAGCGAAATGTCAATGGGTGAAATGGTACCCGAAGAGGATCAAGTAGCCCAATCTGACCCAACGGTCTACGAAATGGCTAATGCAGGGGTTAACATATTAGGTCCTGGTGAATCAATTGAGATTGCCAATCCCGGAAGGCCAAATAGTCAGTTTGACGCCTTTATAACATCTCTAACTACACAGATTGGCGCGGCTCTTGAAATACCCCGTGAGCTATTACAAAAAGCATTTACATCAAGTTATAGTGCAAGTCGTGCAGCATTACTAGAAGCATGGAAAATGTTTAGGACTCGGCGAACGTGGGTAGCCAAAGAGTTTAATCAACCAGTTTATGAAGAGTGGATGGATGAAGCCGTGGGAAGTGGTCGCATTAAGGCTCCTGGATACTTCAACGATCCTGCAATCCGTCGGGCTTACTTAAAAACGGAATGGACAGGTCTTGCCCCAGGTATGCTGAATCCGAGTGTAGAAGTCGCAGCAGCTGGAAAACGCATTGAACTTGGCCTCTCTACTCACGAGAAGGAGACGGTTGAACTTACGGGTGGAGATTTTGCTCGCAACGTGAAACAGCTTGCTCGTGAAGCTGCACAGATGAAAGAGGCGGGGCTTGTAGCGGAAGTTATTCCGGTTGTTCCCGTAACGAAGTAAGTCTGATCCGCGCGGCTAAACGGTTCAGTAAAAGGAGGTGCAGATAGATGGAATTGGAAAAAATGAGTGAGTTAGAGTTCGTGGTAAAAACAGCAATTAAGACCAAACAAAGTTTAGGATTAATAATTGAAATGCCAGGGTTTGAATCACCCGAGCTGATTATTAATCCTGTTGAAAACCTAGAAAAGAAACTTGAGTATTATAAAAATACTTATAGTGAAGATTTGGAACATAAGCACGCAAAGGGAATAAAGATCATAGCATATACCTTTTGCTAATCATTTATTAAAATTGAAAAACATACTGTCAATTTAGCGCCCTAAGACATGGGGCGTTTTTCTTATGTTGAGGGGAGTTGATAAGAATTGCCGTTTTGGAATTTTGTAAATAATCCAGAAAACGATGAAGAGGTAGAACTGCGCATCGAAGGGGACATAGTTTGTGCTGATGATGCATGGTTATACGAATGGTTTGGGATTCCGGTGGCCTCAAAAAATGCATTTAGATCAGAATTAGCTAAGCACAAGGGCAAGAATATCGTCCTATGGATTGATAGTGACGGTGGCGATGTATTTGCGGCAACCGGAATGTACAATGCCTTGATGGAGCACAAAAAAGATGGCGCGAAGATAACTTCAAAGATTGATGGCAGGGCCATGAGCGCGGCAACTATTCCACCTATGGCAGCAGACGAGAGATTAGTGAGCCCTGGTTCGCTTTGTATGGTTCATAACCCACTAACTGGTGTCCGTGGTTATGCTTCTGATCTTAGAAAAACAGCAGATGTGCTCGACGAGGTTAAAGAGGCTATCATGAACGCTTATCAGCTTGGCACGGGTAGATCTAGAGATGAAATATCTCAAATGATGGACAATGAGACCTATATGAGCGCAAGAACAGCGATTAACGAGGGTTTTGCAACCGGAATGCTATATACCGACAAACAACCCATGGAGCCCATTGAAAATGTAATTATGTTTAGTCGTCAATTGTCTATCCAAAACAGCGTCACCGACTCAATGAAGAAATTTTTTGAGCAGTATGGTAAGGGGCCAATACCCTCAGTAACAGCTACTACACCACTGGCGGTTACTGCCATAACATCAAAAACAAAGGAGAGTGAGAACTCAGTGGAAATTAAAGATATTAAAAACATCGAAGAACTCCGGCAACATTTGCCTGAACTATGTAATCAACTTGAAACAGCTGCACAAACCTCAGCTCAGGCTTCGGCGCAAGCAACTGCTCAGGCCACAGCTCAAGCAGCAGAACGTGATCGTATTAAGGCTATCGACGAAATCTCAGCTATGATTGATCCGTCACTAGTGGCTAAAGCTAAATACGAGGAACCAATTACGGCGGAGGCCCTTGCCTTCCAAGCCCTTAAGGACAATGCCGCTAAGGGCCAAACCTACGTTGCCACTCGGACCGCAGAATTCACCGCATCAGGTGCCGCAGGAGTAGCGGCAGGCGCTCAATCAACTCCGGAAGCTGATGCTCAGGCAATTGAAGATGCGTCTATTAATCGTATTGCTGCTTCAGCTAACCAAAAAAGAAAGGGGGAAGGTAAGTAATGGCACAACAACTTTACGATGTGGCAGATCCGGTTCGCTATGATAACCTATTTGCTGATCATCTCGTTCCTATTTTGACCAAAGGTGTCACGCTTAAGGCTGCTCAAGGGATTATTAAGCGAGGTACCGTTGTTGGCATCATAACCGCATCAGCATTAGCGGTCCCTGCAGATAGCACCTTAGCGGATGGAGCTCAGTTCGCGGACTGCATACTATCTGACGACGTTGACACAGGTGCAGTTGGGTCTACGGATGACGTTGTAGCCGTTGCGTATAGCTCGGGCCACTTCAATCGTCAAGCCCTCATCTTCGGTGGGACAGATACAGCCGTTGATCACGAAACCCATCTGAGGGAATTGGGTATTTATCTTAAAGATAATATCGCGTATTAGAAAGGGAGGTAAAAGACATTGGATTTGAACATTTATCGGACACAGACACTTTTAAAGGCTGTACGGCTTATGATGCCGGTCCATTCATTCCTACGTTCAACGTTTTTCCCTGGGCAAACGACGTTTGTCACAGAGAGTGTCTTGGTTGATTACAAAAAGAGCAAACGTAAAATGGCTCCTTTTGTTGCGCCAAGAGCTGGCGGTATCACTATGGAGCGTCAGGGTTACAGCGTTCAGGAATACAGGGCCCCTCGAATCGCTCCTCAGAGATCGATTACTATTGATGACCTCGTGATTAGAGGTATGGGCGAAAATATTCTCAGTCAACAAACTCCGGCGAGTCGTCAAGCAGACCTCCTCGGCCGTGACCTCGCTGAACTCGATGAGATGATTACTCGTCGTGAAGAATGGATGGTCAGAGAGATCCTCTTTGGTGGCAAGATTACCATGAAAGGTTTTGTGGACAATGCTCTTACCGTGACTGTTGATCAAGAGCTAGACTATAAATTTGAGAACAGTATCGTTTTGACTTCTGGCGATCTATGGAGTGCGGATACATCTACTAAGTACGAAGACCTCAAGGCGTGGAGGCTGCGAGTCATCCAGAAATCTGGTATTGCACCAAAGATTGTGATCTTTGGACAGGATGCAAGCACTGAATTTGTCAACGATGCTGAAATTCAGAAGAAGTTGAATCAGTTTAACGGAACCCTTGTTATTATGAAACCGTCGGTCGTTGATGATGCAGTGACCTATATTGGAGTTTTACCAGAACTTGGCTTAGAGCTGTACACCTACAATGAGTGGTACATTGACGATGATGGAACCGAAAAACCTATGATCCCGACGGACCACGTCCTAATGGGACACAGAAACATGGGTGAGTTACTCTATGGTGCTGTTACTCAACTGGAGGGTGGGCAATTCGTTACTATTGAGGGAACTAGGGTACCTAAAAGTTGGGCTGAGGAAGGAAGCGACCAACGCTTAGTTCGATTGACATCTAGTCCTGTGCCTCGTCCGGATGATATTGACGCTTGGCTTGTTGCCAAAGTCCTATAGGGAGAGGGTGTAAATATGGCAGTCGTAGTTAGTAAAAGTGGAGTTCAGGTCAAGGCTAACGGGAAATATCACAAACATGGAGAAACTATCGATGGACTAACAGAATCAGAGGAAGAACGCCTTGTGGAGGAAGGGTATTGCAGCTATTACACCTTTCCTCTTGGCGGTACTAAAAATGAAGAATCAAATAGTAAGTCCTCTAAAAGTGGTGCTAACAAGAAGGAAGATACAGGTGAGAGTGGACCGGAAACATCAATCCCCTTAGAGTAGGTGACAATCATGGGATTTAAGGAACAATTGATCTTAGACTTGGATACCCTCATGAGTAGTGATGAATTTTCCGAAACTCACACCATCGACGGCCGCGAGCTCACTGTCCTGGTCGATAATGATCAGCTTAAAGAACGTTCGAAAAAAGAATATGACGGCATTTCAGTCGGAGAGATATTATTTTTTGTCAAAGCAAGTGATTACGGGGAGCTTCCAGAAGCGGAAACTCCCTTAATCTTTGATAAACGGCAAATGTATGTTTTCAATGCTCGTGAGCATATGGGAATGTATGAAATCATCCTCAGTCAGAACCGGAGTGGATAGCTATGGCCAAGCAGGACATAACGATTGATACCAAGCAACTCAACCGATTAACCATTGAGCTAAAGGGCTTTGAAAATAAGGTTGGAATAGCGACTTATCACGCTTTACAGCGAACGATTGATCAAACAATCACACAGGTTGGACGCATTGTGCCCAAGGCATATGCAATCAAAGCCAAAGAGGTAAAGGAAAGCTTCGCGGGAGGCATTAAACGTCCAACAATTAGTGATCTGACAGCAAGCATAACTTCGAGAGGTCACACGCTGTCATTAGCCCATTTCCCGTTCACGCCAACGAAACCGCAGATATCGGGACGCAGAAGAAGAGTTGCAGTAACTATCAAGAAAAGCGGGGGAAAAAAGACTATCAATACTTCTCCCCTTCCTTTTATTGCTACGACTGGAGCACAATCACCGGATAAAACACAGTTCAATGTATTTCGTCGTGAAGGCAAAGCTAGGCTGCCGATCCATGTCCTCCGAACTCTATCAGTACCTCAAATGATCACAAATGAAAACGTCGGGGAACAAATCCAGGAGTTTGCAGCAGCAAAGTTAGATGAACGACTAGAGCATGAAATAACCAGGGCCATGACTTCAATGAGTGAGTCGATAAGAAGGGGTTAAGAGAATGTCAACGATGGCAATTTTAGAGGCAGTGCAAGCTTTCCTCCATGAAAAAGTTACACCGACCATAAAGCTGCAAGAGCCGAATGACAAAAACGTCCATGAATATTCCCTCGTTAATCCTCAGGTCCACATCGGGTGGATCCCACCAAAGGGGTATCTTCCTGAAGGCATGGAATCAGCTATTCCTTGTTTGATCGTTGGCCTTGATGATGGGACGAAGGGCAGCCAGGACAACAGTTTTAACCTCCGCATTTCGGCAGCGGTCTATAGCCCGGGGTTACATGCGCCCGATGAATCAGGAGCAGTCGCGTATACCCCTGACTTTGAAGGGTATCGAGATTTACTAAACCTGATTGACAGGACGGTAGCCAAATTAGGAGAGAACCCAATTATCAATGGAAAAGGGACGGTCGAGGGCCCAATTAAATGGGGTGTGTATCAGCAAGAACAGCCCTATCCGTACTGGTATGGGTGGATTACCCTGACAATTGAAAGGCCGTCTCTCCAAGCAACGGAGATAGTCCAAAACCTATTATGAAAGAGGTGATATGGGTTGTATAAACACGGCGTATATGGCGAACTTATGCCGACAACTGACGCAGTGGCCCCTCAAGGGGTGTCTACGTTACCAGTTTATTTCGGCATAGCGCCTGTACATCAGCTAACTGACTACTCCGGTGCAGTGAATAAGCCGATTATTATTCAAAGTGACAGTGACGCGATGTCCAAAGTAGGCTATAACGACACAAACTGGACCGAATTTGACTTGTGTGAAGCGATTTATGCTCATTTTAAGAACGGTATTCAGCCAATTGGACCCATCGTGTTGGTCAATGTGCTGAACCCGGATACAATGAAAATTCCTGCCCAAACAGCCAGTGTTGCACTTGTCAACGGTCAAGGCTATATTTCAAATGACAAGGTCATCTTAAAGTCAGTAGCTATTGCTGGGAAGGCATTGGGGACGGACTTCAGCGCATCTTACACCACAGATGGAGCGAAAGTGCTCATAAAAGATCTCAAAGGAACGCTAGTTTCGCCAGTAACCGTGACATTTGATAAGGTCGACCCTAGCTTAGTCACTAAAACGGAAATCATCGGGGCTACCGACGCAAACGGAGTTAGAACCGGGTTATCGGTTGTTTCTCTAATATACCAGACACTAAACCAAGTACCAACCATTCTCGATGCCCCGAATTGGAGTCATATCCCGGACGTCGATGCTGCACTTAAGTCCATAGCGCAGAAAATTAACGGTCATTGGTACGCATGGGTAAACAGTAATCTTGATGCGACGGCAGCTGGGGCAAAAACAATTGCGACTGCCCAAACGTGGAAAACAGCGAATAACTACACAGGGTCCGGTGAAGCGCCTTGTTGGCCATTGGCCAAGAACAGTGCGAGAAAGTTTCATTTGTCTACGCTCGCCACGGTTGCCATGCAGCAGACTGACTTTGCCAACGATGGAATTCCCTTTGAAACACCATCTAACAAGGCAATCGATGTAACCGGCTTATGCCTTGCCGATGGTTCGGACATCACCTTTGATCAAGTACAGGCTAATGACTTGAACTCTAAAGGGATCCGGACCGCAACGTTCTGGGGTGGGCGCTGGGTACTCTGGGGTCCTCACACTGGAGCCTATGAATACGGTAAGGACATGGATGCTCGGGATAAATTTGACTCGAGTGTTCGCATGCTTTATTACTTGCTAAATGACTTTCAAATCAAAAACGGCATTACGGTAGACAAGCCGATGACGAGGGCGAGAGTTGAAACCATCCTAAATAACTATCAGGAATATCTCGACAGCCTTATAGGCCGTGGAGCGTTGCTGTATGGCATTATCCAGTTTACTGAGACAAGCAACCCAACTTCAGATATCGTTGAAGGGGATTTCGTTTTCGACATGGCAACGACCGTTGCGCCGGTCGGGAAGAGTCTAACAGCCAAGGTTCAGTACACTACCAAGGGGATAACAACCCTGTTTGGAGGTGAGCAAGCATGATTGTATCAGGTAATGTCATAGCTCAGAAGCTACTCGATGACGGTGTAGAGGTTGATGACAATGTATCATGTACTCTCCCCTCGATTGAGCATGAAGCGGCGGATATGAAAGGTGCCGGCATTCTTGGGACCATTAATATGCCGAGCACAGGACAAATAAACAGTATGGTTTTCTCGATTAGCTTGAAATCGATCAATAAAAATGCTTCTTCATTAGCTCGTCCTGGTACACATAACCTAGAACTTCGTTTTGCAAAGGATTTCACTAGTTCAAATGGGCAGATGATACCCCAGGGTTCAAAGATTTTTATCACAGGAATTCAGAAAAAATTTGACCCTGGCAAAGTTGAAATTTCTGCAACAATGGATGGCAGTGCAGACTTTGAGGTTATCCGGTATCGACAAGTGATTGACGGGGCAGAAACAATATTAATTGATAAGAAAAACTATATCTACAAGGTTAACGGCGTGGATTATATGGCAGCGGTAAAAGCGATTCTCGGTTAAAGAGAGTCGCTTTATTTAATATGATTGGAGGAAATTACAAAATGGCTGAAGTTATGAGACTCTCTAAACCTTTAAAAATTGCAAAGGCTGAAGGGGATATCGAGGTCAATGAATTACCCTATGACTTTGAAAATATGACAGCAAGGGATAAGCTCAACGCTGGAAAAAGAATGAGAGCTGCCGGTTATGCTCCCACGGTTGAGGAGATCGATACAGATTACCAACTATTTTTATTTGCTGAAGCTGTGAGCAAGGCAGATCCCTCAATTGACACCTTAGATGTAATGAGAATAAGCGCGAGAGATGCCCAAAAAGGAGCATCTTTGGCCAGAAGTTTTTTTTATCGCAATTCGGAGGAGTAACTTCTGACGAATTACTAAGGAAGATGATTTCTAGAGTCACATTGACGACATCAACCTCGGCAGAGTTTTGCTACAAAATTCCTTTAGAAGAGCTATTTGATTTTCTTATTTCGTTATCAGATGAGTCGCAGCAGATGAGGAGGGAGGCTAATTAATGGCGAGTAGTAAAGAATTAAAAGCACTTATCGTTTTAGCAGGAAAGATCGATCCCTCCCTTCAGAGCGCAATGCTTAAGGCGTCCGGAGAGACAATGAGATTAGCTCAAAGTGCTCAGAGGGCGAGCAAGGAAACTGGTAATCTTGGAAATATTATCAAAGGAACGTTCATTGGTAATCTTGCTGCGAATGCTATAGAAAATATCGCCGATAAAGTAAAGGATCTAGCTTTTGGGGGTGTAAAGTTAGCTTCTGATCTCACAGAAGTACAAAATGTCGTAGATGTAACTTTCGGGAAAGATGCTAGCAAAATTAATGATTGGTCAAAAGCGGCATTAGATGCATTCGGCCTTTCTGATTTAGAAGCTAAGAAATATAACAGCACATTAGGCTCGATGATGAAAAGCAGCGGTATAACTGGAGACTCCCTAATTCAGATGTCTGAGAATTTAACTTCGTTAGCCGGTGATTATGCAAGTTTTTATAATTTGACATCAGAAGAGGCTTTCGAAAAAATAAGATCTGGAATTTCGGGTGAAACTGAGCCGCTTAAGCAACTAGGTAAAAATCTAAGTGTAGCTAATTTGCAAGCGTATGCATTTTCTAAGGGAATAAAAACATCATGGGATAAGATGGATCAAGCATCGCAAACTTTATTGCGTTACAATTATCTTCTTTCTATTTCATCAGATGTGATGGGGGATTTTAATCGAACAAAAGATAGTAGTTTTGCTATTCAGACGAAGCTATTTGATACTAATATTCAGCAATTGTCTGCAACTATTGGGCAGAAAGCTCTTCCGCAATTAACCCAATGGGTTAAAACAGCAAACAATTGGGCCGAAAATGCGGATATCGGAAAGATAACTCAGGATGTTGGAATAGCTTTTAGCGCTGTAGGAGATGGAATCCAATGGGCTAAGGATAATTCTAATTGGCTACTTCCAATCGCGTCTGGCCTAACAGCGGCTTATATTGCTCAGAAGTCAGCAGTTATCGCGTCTACGGTCGCCCAAAATGCGAATAATATCGCATCTGTGGTATCGAGTGGATATATCGCAACTCAATGCGCATGGATCGAGTATCAAACAGTTGTTGCCGGAGGAGGCTCAAAAGTTCTAGGATTTATTACTGCAGCCCAATGGCTATGGAATGCGGCCATGGAAGCGAATCCAATAGGAGTAGTAGTCACGGCGATAGGATTACTTATTGGTGCTGGTGTAGCTCTTTGGAAGAACTGGGATTGGGTAATGGCGAAAGGTAAGGAATTCTTTTCCTGGATAGGTAAAGTAGCTGAACCAATAAAGAATTTCTTTGGCATAGGTAAATCGACATCTACTTCGGTCGCGTCTCAATCGGCTCCATCAGTTAAGCATTATGCTATCGGCGGCATAGCTTCAAGCCCTTCGATCTTTGGTGAAGCAGGCCCAGAAATGGCAATCCCCCTCCAGCGTACCCCGCGAAGCATGAGTCTATTGGCACAGGCAGCTAGGATTCTAGGTGTAGGGGATAGTTCTTCTTCTCTCCAAATCTCATCAAATTCAAGCGGAACACCAATACAAGTGGTTTTTGCGCCAGTCATCCAAGTCGGCGGTGGTCCAGAGGTTCAAAGAGCCTTAGAATCTTCCTTTGAACTCTTTAAATCCTGGATTGATCAGTATATTGAGGAGAAGGAGAGGATGGCTTTTGGCTAATTATTTTATCTATACAACAAAAGCCGGTGACACCTTTGACATCTTAGCCTTAGACGCCTATAACGATGAGGCCAAGGCCACCGTAATCATCCAGGCCAACCCTCAATACGCAAGTATCCTCGTATTTGGCGCAGGAATAGACCTCAAGATCCCTATTATCGAAGTCGCAGCTGCAGCCACTCTACCACCATGGAAGAGGTGACATAATTGCAGTTCATTTATGAAGGTAAAGATATCACCCATGCCGTTGAAATTAGGAAAGCGGAGCTTACTGACAATGCTGGCGGGGAACTAGACAATCTAGAATTGCATTTCAACGATCCTAAAGGGCTCTGGAGTCAGTGGAACCCCGAGAAGAATCATTCTGTTCAGGTTAAAGATTCAGGATTCGACAGTGGAAAAATGTATGTAGATGAGATTTCTCAAAAGCGAGGTCTTATTATCCTTAAGGCCCTGCCGATCAGACAAGAGGCGAAGACAGAAAACACCAAGACATGGGAAAATGTGCGTCTATTAGGGGTTTCGCAGGAGTTTGCCACGAAGCATGAGCTATCGCTTGAAACTTACGGAACACAGGACTATCTCTATACAAGACTTGATCAGGTCGAAAGGGCAGATTTTGATTTCTTAGCTTGGCGCTGTTCGCTTGAGGGATATGCTCTCAAAATCAGTAATGGAAAGCTTATAATATACGATGAACAATATATAGAAACGCAATCTCCGATTAAATTATTAACCCCCGATTTAATGGATGGAGATTTTTGTTATAAAAACAAGTCAAATCAAGTCTTTGGGGCATGTTCGATATCTAATTCTAATAAAGAAATTCAATTTGAAAGTAAGGCTGAAGCTTACGGCCCGACACTCAAGTTTAATAACTTCACGTTAAACAGTATTAGTGAAGCAAAACGCTTTTCTATAGGATTACTAAGGTCCAGAAATAAATTTGAGCAAACTTTCGCGGGCACCATTCAATTGGATCCAGCGCTTGCCGCTGGTAATACGGTATCGCTGCAAAACTTTGGCATAGCTGATGGAAAATATTTTATCTATCAAGTGACTCAAAAGTTTGTAAATAAAAAGAGCTTTTTAAGGCTCAGGAAGTTATAAAGGCTTGAGAGGTGACGTAATGCCCATTGCCGTGTTCGGAAGCAAAGTCTTTGAGATAACGGACTCAAAACTATACACTCTAGGTGATATGCAGTATGGGACAACCCTGGATACCGAAAAACAGGATGCGCAGGGAAAGAAACCGAGCACCTACAATAAGGGACCTGCACTGAATACACTCGGCATTACACTAAAACTTAATGTAAGCTTTGGCGTAAATCCCCGCCGAGAGATGGAGGAATGGGAGCGAATTAAAGACACTGGCGTAGCCTATCCCTTCATACTTGGTAGAAGTCCATTAGGGCTAGGGAATAAGTGGTTATTGGTAGACCTACAGGCATCAAACCTAGTTATAGATAACGGGGGAAACGTTTTGGCCGCGGATCTCCAACTTAAATTTGATGAATATGTACGTCCTGGTACAGCCGCAGCTTCAGCATCGAAAGCGGGCGGTTCCAAAGGAACGGTAAGCGTTCCAGGTCTAGCATTTGCAGATTATGGCGGGGTTTATGGACCTGAAGATAAATCCAACTACAAACGAGAAAACCCTGAAATGGATCACTGGAGCAAGATAACAGGAGGGTAAATATGTGCAACAAACAATTGATACTTCCGAGGGCATTAACTTAGACTGGACGGCCAAGGGAGTACAGCGGAAAGTACAAAACTTTGTGAACCTCATTAGTACCTGGCGCTATGACGTTGCTTATAACCGTATCATGGGGATAAATCCTGTCCTGATTGACAAACCGGCCTCCTTAGCTGCAGCTTTATATACTGCGGATGTCTACCGCCTTGCGCAGGATTATGCGCCGGATGTTACGATTAAAAGCGTTAACGTTAAAGGTATCTCATCGGATGGTGACATTGACGCGGAGGTGGTGATTGAGATATGAGTGATATTAATTTCGTTGAGGTAGATGCCGGAACCATCCAACAAGACTTGATCAACGATTTCCAGGACTCCTTAGGCGTAAATTTTAATCCCTCGGATGAACGTCTCATGTTTCTACAGCAAGAGACGCCGGTCATCGTTGGTCTGAAGAACAGTATTAATGACAGCGCCCAGCAAAACCTCCTAAGGTATGCTCGGGACGAAGTCCTGAACGCCCTGGGCGAATTCTATGGAGAACGGGGCAAGCGATTAGCAGCAGAGACGGCAACGGTTCCGCTGCATATCACCTTATCGGCTGTCCAACCGACCGATTACACTATTTTGAAAGATGACATCGTGGTCACTCCTGACGGAAAACTAGATTTTATCGGGACAGCCGATGTCGTTATTCCGTCTGGTCAGTTAACAGCTGATACCATAGCTCGGGCTGCAGACGTTGGGGCCAAGTTTAATGGTTTCACTTCTGGACAGATAAAAAACATCGTCAAACCGATTCCGTATGTCGCTAGCATCGTTAATACTGATTTCAGTGCTGGCGGTGCAGATGTCGAAGAAAATGAAAATTACCGGGAAAGAATTCGGTTGGTACCGGAGTCTTTTTCCACAGCAGGGCCTGAGGGGGCCTATATTTTTTGGGCAAAAACGGCGGATAGCACGATTGTGGATGTCAATGTTGACAGCCCTTCCCCCTGCGTAGTAATGATTACGGTTTTACTTAAAGATGGCGGGATTCCCACGCAGGATATTTTAGACAAAGTTTTAGCTATTTTGTCATCCAAGGATAAGCGGCCTCTGACAGACCATGTCCATGCGCAAGCTGCGGCAATTGTAAGTTATGACATCGAGTTGACTTATTATCTTGATAAAGACCAAGCAACCAATGAAAAAAACTATCGACAGGCCATCGAGGGAAAGAATCTCGATTGTGGTGCAGATAGTGCAGTCGCTCAATATGTTTCATGGCAACAAAGTGCTCTTGGACTTGCCATTAGTCCGGATATGCTGAGGTATTTTATTCAGGCAGCTGCCTTGTATCAATCCCAGACTGAAACCAAGACAGCAGTTAAGCGAATCGACTTTACTGCCCCGGTCTATACGGAAATTACGGGAACTCAAGTGGCAAAGGTGGGCACCATCACAGTGACATATGGAGGGTTGAAATAATGGATCTATCGAACGTTGACCTGCTTAGCCTCCAAAGTCCCTACATGCAGAAAGATCCCACGACAATAGCCCTCTGTAAGGCGCTCAATCCTCAGCTTCAGCAACTTGCCGCTGAAACAAAGCTCTGTCTTATTTACCCTAGGATTGGCGAGCTGGACGAGCCAATTCTTGATGAACTAGCCTGGCAGTTTCACGTCGATTGGTATGATGCAACGGCTGATATTACGGTTAAGCGTCAACTGATTAAGACGGCCATTATTGTCCATATGTACCGGGGGACCCCTTACGCGGTTGAGCAAGTCATTCAAATGTATTTTGGTGATGGTTACGTTGAGGAGTGGTTTGACTATGGCGGGCAGCCAGGAATGTTTAAAGTGGTTACGAGCAATCCAACGGTGACAGCAGAGCTGGCAAATCAGTTTATTAAGGTGCTCAACTCGGCTAAACGAAAGAGTGCGCATCTGGAAGAAATATTAATTGCCCTTGACGGCGAATTCGACATGTACCTTGCCGGCGTAGTTCATACCGGGGATTATATTCAACTCGGGCAGGTGGTTTAATATGAGTACATTTGGCGGCCTAATCTTTACAAATGCTGGCCGAAGCTTGCAGGCTAAAGCTCAGGCAGGTGCCCATCTCAATTTTACGCGGATTGCCATTGGCGATGGGGACCTAGCTGGTACAGCTATAGCCGATTTAACCGCCTTGAAGCATCAGGTTAAATCATGCTCAATCTCAAAATTGAAGCCCATGACCAATGGTAAAGCAGTAGTGGGGACCTCATTTTCAAATCAAGAAATCGCCACAGCCTTCTACTGGAAAGAGCTTGGGGTCTTTGCGCAGGACCCCGATCTTGGAGAGATTCTTTATTGTTATGGTAATTCCGGAGCTAACGCAGAATACATTCCTGCCGGTGGCGGCGCAGATATCATTGAAAAAAGCGTCGATGTCGTTATTATCGTTGGAAATGCATTGAACGTCACTGCAATCATTGATAACTCTCTCGTATATGCATCCTTACAGGAATTAAATGATCTATCTGCAAGGGTCGATTCTTCTGCACAGGAGCTAAATGATTTAAGTACAAAGGTTGATTCGATAACTCGATTTTTCGTTTCCACTATGGAACCTGAAGACATAAAAGCAAACGATTTTTGGTTTGAGATATTGTAGTATCTGACATATGTAGATCTGGAGGGGCATCATGACAAAGAAAGGCATTGTATCTACTACAGACAATGAAAACAGAAAAGCCCGGGTGCTATTTCCGGAGTCGAACAGCATCACTCCAGAACTACCGATAGCCTTGCATATTAGCGAGGTCAAAGTCAACGATACGGTTCTCGTTGAGTTTTGGGGTAGTAGCTTAGCAGAGGGAATCATTACCGAAAACCTTTCGCTGACGACTCCTGAAAGTATCCCAACTAAATTATCTCAGCTCGAAAATGACGCTGGCTTTATAACAGCTGACCAGGTTCCTCAAATAGCAGTTTCAACTTATATTCATCAACAGATCTCACCGGCACAAGTTTGGATTATCAGTCACAATTTAGGGAGATTCCCGGCTGTTACGATTGTTGATAGTGCGGGGAGCATTGTGCTTGGTGATATCGAATATATTTCTGTTCAAAGGGTCCAAATAAGCTTTACGGCAGCCTTTGCTGGCAAAGCTTATTTGAATTAGGGAGGTGGAGATAACTTGCAGGTCTTAGCAAATCTAGATCTGGTAAAAAATGAATTACAGAATGCAAGGATACAGAACCTAGCAGTTTCCCCAAGTAATCCTGTAGCGGGGCAAATCTTTTTCAATACTGCGGATAAGACGTTTTATGGCTGGAGTGGTACGACTTGGATAGACCTGGGGCAAGTAATTACTGCCCAAAGTATAACCGCTGCGCTTGGGTTTACGCCGATCAAAAACGGCGGGAGCACTCCGGAGATTCGGGGAGGCGCTGAAGCAACGAGGCCGGCCGCCACGGGCAGCGGGATGGTTTACCTTGCCACGGATACCGGAAAGATCTACAAGGATACAGCTGCAAATACCTGGACCCAAATGGGCGGCCAAGATATTCCGATTGCAAGCACTTCATTGCTAGGACTTATTAAAGTCGGTGCAAATCTTATGATCCTTGAGGACGGGACGTTAAATGCCAATGACAACCCATCAAGTTTTCTAATTAGGCAAGAGATGTTTACGGTAGGCGCAGGGCAGACAACCTTTAACCTTACCAAAGGAACGTATAAGCCTGGAACAAACATGTTGTTTTGGTACATGTTTGGCCAAAAGCAAGAGAACGATGCGCTGATCGAATCCTCTCCGACGAGTTTTCAGATTGCCGGGGGGTTGGATGAGGGCACGGAAATTATGGTGGAATACATCGAAGTTCTTAACTCACATCCATTCCCCTATCATGCCAGCGAACACTTGAGTACCGGAGTCGATCCTATCCCTGATGCAACGACTTCCCAGGATGGACTCATGAGCGTAGCGGATAAGACAAAACTGAATGGCATTGCTACCGGGGCTAATAACTATGTCCATCCTAGTGGCGATGGAAACCTTCATGTTCCGGCCACTGGCACAACAAATAATGGTAAGGTTTTAAAGGCCGGGTCCACAGCAGGAAGTTTGTCTTGGGGTACGTTAGCCAAAGCAGATGTTGGTTTAGGAAATGTTGATAATACGAGTGATACAAATAAGCCCGTGTCGACTGCCCAACAAACGGCACTAAACTTAAAAGCAAATTTGGCATCTCCAGCCCTAACAGGAACGCCGACTGCTCCTACGGCTGTTGCTGGGACTAATTCCACACAAATAGCCAATACGGCGTTTGTCGCTTCAGCTTTGGCAGCCTTAGTAGCTTCTGCACCAGGTACTTTGGACACACTAAATGAACTAGCTGCAGCCTTGGGAGACGATCCGAACTTTGCTACGTCCATGACAAATCAGCTTGCTCTGAAAACTGACAAGTATGCGGTGTCTATTGGGGATGGGAGCACAACGACTTTTTCAATTACTCATGCCTTAAACACCATGGATATAACTGTTTTAGTCCGTGAAAATGTCAGTCCGTATAATCAGGTGATAGCCGACATGCAAATCGTGGACGCCAATCACATCAAGCTACTATTTGGTTCGCCGCCAAGCGCAGGTCAATATAGAGTCGTTGTTACGGGATAAGGAGGGGGGTGAACATGTGAAGATATTCGGACTAGAATTTAAATTCAATGGGTTTAATTTGTGGCACGAGGGGAATTTTGATCCTGCAAGTAAGGCGTCTACTAGCCATAATCATGTAAAATCCCAAATTACAGATTTCCCCGCGTCGCTTCCGGCCAATGGCGGTAACGCGGATACAGTTGATGGTTTTCATGCTAGTAGTTTGGCACAGAATTTCAATGAAGCAAGTACTGTAGATATAGACGCAATAGTATTAAGCGGGATGCACAGGCTCAACGCCACAGTAACAGGGACACTCCCATCTGGAATTAGCTTTAGTTGGTGCCAATTACTAGTCATTCATGGCGCTGGGGATACCATTATTCAAATGGTTACTAACTACTCCTCAAACAGGACGTTTATTCGATCTGGAAATCCAACCCAGGCGGGCGGGGTTGGGTCTTGGACAGCATGGAAAGAACTTGCCTCAACAGGAGACAATGTTGCAACGGCCACAAAATTACAGACTGCTCGTACTATAGTGTTATCAGCAGATGCTACCGGCTCCGCGACCTTTGATGGTAGCGCAAACGCTACAGTTGCTGTCACGTTAGCGAGTGTTGGTACAGCCGGAACTTACAAATCAGTTACAACGGACGCCAAGGGTAGGGTCACGGGGGGGACGAATCCCACGACCTTAGCTGGGTATGGCATCACCGATGCGGCCCCAACTTCTCATGTCGGATCTGGTGGGGCTGCTCACGCAGACGTAACAACCACGGTTGACGGATTCATGATTGCCACAGATAAGGTTAAGCTTGACGGCATCGCAGTTGGGGCGAATAACTATGCCCACCCCGACACACATCCACCATCAATTATTGTTCAGGATGCGAGTAATCGTTTCGTAACGGATGCTGAGAGAACTACGTGGAATGGGAAACAGCCTGCCATTACTGGTGGTGCATCGACTATTGCTTCGAGTAATCTTACAGCTAGCAGGGCTCTGGTTTCCGACGCAAGCGGCAAGGTGGCAGTAAGCTCCGTGACCTCAACTCAGCTAGGGTATGTAAGTGGAGTCACAAGTGCTATACAAACCCAACTTAACAG